TCGGGGGCCACGGTCGAGCGCTTCGACTTCTTCACGGGCGAAAGCTGGAAGTTGCGCTTCGATATGGACAGCGCCGACCTCTCCGCGCTGTCTGCCGGTGCGCCCGTTCTCGACGGCCACATGACCCACGAGACCGAGTACGTCATTGGCGTGGTCGAATCCGCCCGCCGCGCTGACGACGGCTACCGGGCCGTATTGCGCTTCTCGAATCGCGAGGACGTTAACGGGCTCTGGCAAGACATCCAGGACGGCATCCTTCGCAACGTTTCGATGGGCGTCCAGATCGGCGAACTCGTTGTGGAGTCGAAGCCCGGCGCGGAGGTCAAGCAATACTTGGCCCGCAAGTGGAAGCCATACGAAATTTCGGTCGTTCCGATTGGGGCTGACCCGAAGGCGAAGATTCTAAGCACAAGTTTGACGGCCGCGCCGAGCGCGGACCAGCAAAGAGCCCAGTATGAGTTGGCGCTGCGTCAGCGGCGTTGGCGAGTGCTGGGGAAATAGGGGGAACGAATGACGAAACGAGAACTACTCTCGCAAGTATCCGCGCTCGAAACCGAGTACAGCGCGGCTCTCGCCGCCAGCAGCGGTGCCGCCGATCCGGTGGCGCATCTGCAGGCGGTTGATGCAAAGGAAAACGAACTGAAGGCCGTCCGCGAGCAACTCGCCGCGGTCGAGGCCCTTGAAGCCCGCGCCAAGGCGAACGTGACTCGGGAACCGGCCCGCGTGACGAGCGACAACGAAGCGGCCCGCCCGTTCGAGAGTGTCGGCGAGCAGCTTGCGGCTATTGCGTACGCGCAGAGCCCGCGCGGAGCCTTCCAGGGGCTCGGCGGCCAGATCGATAAGCGACTGTTCGGGCAGAACCTGACGGCCTCGGGCGCGTCGGCTGCGGTTCCGGCTGACGGTGGCTTTGCCATCGGCACCGAGTTTTCGACGGCGCTCCTGCTCAAGGCCCGCGAAACGGCGCGGATCTTCCCGCTCTGCACCAATATCCCGATCGGCGAAGGCAGCGACTCGCTTGAGCTGCCGTACATCGACGAGACGAGCCGCGCCAACGGTTCTCGCTGGGGTGGCGTGCAGGCCTACTGGACGGGCGAAGCTGACGCGCCGACCGCCACCAAACCGAAGCTGTCTCGTCACGAGATCCGTCTTGAATCGCTGAAGTGTCTGGCGTATGCGACCGAGCGCCTGCTCCGCAACGCTCCCGCCATGGCCACCGTGTTTGAAAACGCCTTTGCGTCCGAAATCGCGTTCAAACTCGACGACGCCATTTGGCGCGGCGACGGCGTCGGCAAACCGCTCGGCTTCTCAGTGCAGAACTACGGCGGCGCCCTGATGGTCTCGGTCGCCAAGAAGACCGGCCAGGCCGCCGATACGTTTGTAATTGAGAACGCTACTTCGATGCTGTCCCGTCTCTACCGCGAGCCCGGCGACCGCATCGTTTGGCTTTGCAATCCCGACACGATCGGCCAGTTCCCGCTTCTCACCGTGGGCCAACAGCCGGTGTTCCTGCCGAACAACAGCGTCGCCGGCTCGATTCAGTACGGCACGTTCCTCGGCTTCCCGGTCATCCCCGTCGAACAGGCCGAAACGCTCGGCGACAAGGGCGACGTGGTGCTGGCGAACCTGTCGAAATATGTCGTCATCACGCAGGGCGGCTTACGCGCTGCGCAGTCTATGCACGTCCGGTTCATCTACGACGAGATGACCTTCAAATGGTCCATCGACGTCAACGGCCAGAGCAGCGTGAAGCAGCCGATCACGCCGTTCAAGGGCTCCAACACTTTGTCGCCGTTCGTAACGGTCGACGCTCGCGCCTAACAAGGAGGAACCAATATGATCCCGTACGAACTTCTAAATAACCTCCACTTCGTCAAAGGCCTCGATCCAGTGGCCGATGCGTTTAGCGGAACGGTAGCGAGCGACGTTGTTTCGCTCGGCAACTTTGACAGCGCCTTGTTCGTGGTTTACAAGGGCGCGGGCGCCACGGGAACCTCGACCATTACGGTCGAGGCCTGTGATGACATCATCCCGACCAACACGACTGCCGTGCCGTTCTATTCGAAGTCCATCACGTCGACCGACGTGCAGGGCGCGATGACGGCCCGCACCGCGGCTGGCTTCACCACGACGGCTGGCGCCTCGCAGATTTACGCTATCCAGGTGCACGCCGAGGAGCTGGCCAACGCTGGCTATTCGTACGTGCGGCTGAAAGCTGTTGAGGTCGTGGACTCGCCGGTGCTGGGTGGTATTGCCATCGCCCTTGCCGGCCCGCGGTTCGGCGGCTCGGCAACTGCTACCGAGATCGACTAATGATCGAGCACCGCCTCCAGCTGGTGACGCCGCCGACGTTCTGGGCGCTGTCCGACAGCGACTTTGAAGCGCACTCCCGCGCCATAGGTCAACCGGTCGAGCAGTTGAGCCCTTACGTCCAGGCGGCGACCAACCATCTGGAGGTGGTCTCGAATCGTCGATTCGCGACTCAAACTTGGCGCATGTATCTGGACTACTTCCCCGATACCGGCGTCATCACCATACCCTACTCGCCGCTCGTGTCGGTGGCTTACGTCAAGTACACCGACTCCATCGGCGTACAGCACACATTTGCCAGCAGTAACTACGGAGTCTCCACCGCGCGCACGCCGGGCCAGATCGTACTGGAATACCAGAAAGACTGGCCCACGGAGACGCTTCGGAACACTGACCCCATCGAGATTGAATTTACCTGCGGCTGGCCTAACCAGGCCAGCGTACCGACGGCCATTCGACAGGCCATCCGAATGCTCGCGTCGCACTTCTACGAGCACCGCGAGGCCGTTGTCGTTGGCACTGCGGCCGCTGTGGACGAGGCCGAGCTACCGCTGGCCGCGTCTGCACTCATCGCCCCGTGGAGAGTGTTCATATGAGAGCCGGGGCACTGCGGCACCTGATCGACATTGAGGCCAACACCATCGCCGTGGACGCCAACGGCGACCGCACGGAGACGTGGACGAGCGTCCATCAGTGCTGGGCCTCTATCGAGACCGGCAACGGGCGCGAGTTCTTCGCGGCGCGGCAGGTCATGGCCGACCTAACCCACACGATCCGGTTGCGGTACCGCGTCGGACTGACGCCAGCCATGCGCGTTAAGTACGTCGATCAGAAGACGCAGGCCACGCGCTACTTCGATATCAAGTCGATTCTGAATCCCGACGAGCGCGACGAGATGCTGACCATGCAGGCCGTCGAGGTGCTGATCTAATGCCGTCGCAGCGCAGCCTCGGCATCAAAGTCGAAGGCATGGATGAACTCGTCGGCCAGATGAAGCGCGTCATGCAGACAGCAGCGGGCCAAGACATCGAAAACGCCCTGCTCGAAGCCGCCCGCGAGATCCGGGGCGAGGCCGCGCGCCGCGCGCCGATTGCGCCATACACCACCAAGCGGTTTGGCGCGGACCGGCCGCCCGGCGACCTCAAGAAAGCGATCAAGGCCGCGAAGGGCAAGAAATACAAGACTTTCATGCAGGCGTTCACCTTTACCTTCCAGAAGGACGCCCCGCACGCGCACATGGTCCATAACGGCACGAAGCCCCACTGGATTCGCGGCAAGAAATTCCTCCGCATCGCGGGCCGCGCCTTTGCCTGGTTGTCCCGCGTTGGCGACCAGGTCCGCACGAAAGTATTTCACCCAGGCAGCCGCCCGAATCCGTTCTTGGCTGACGCCGTGAAGGCCAAGCGCCGCTCCATCAAGAAGCTCCTTGAAACCCGCGTAAAAGCCGCGTTCGACGCAGTGGGGCGTGCCGCGTGAGAATCTACCAAGCTCTCTACCGCTACACGCAGGCCGAGCCAAGCATCTCGTCGGTAGTCGGCAATCGAGTCTACGACATCCACGCCGAGCAGGCCCGCGCGACGAAGTACCCGGCACTGGTGATCGAGGCCATCGACGATATCCCGTTTCATAGCATCGGCGCAGCACCAACGGCCACGCGCCGGCCAGTCAACATTTACTGCATGGCGACGGGCAACTCAAAGGCCGCCGAGGATCTTGGCGACACGGTTTACAGTGCCGTCATCAATCAGCAGGCCGCGATCACTGCGGCGAGCGGGCTGACGGTGCGCTCGACGCATCTCAACGGGCGGCGCATCGAATACGAGGAAACGCTCGAGACCAACGAAAAACTCTATGCGGTGATTTTAGAGTTCGACTTCATTCACGATTACGACTAGGAGGATACAATGGCAGTTCTCGCAGGAAACGCTGGCAGTTTCAAAATCAGCACTAACACGGTGGCCGAGCTGGATACCTGGACGCTCGACGTATCGACGGGCCTCGAAGAGACCCAGTCGTTCGGCGACACCTGGAAGGAGCGAACCGCTACCATTAAGGAATGGAGCGGGACCGCATCGGGCCGCTTCGATGATACCGACACGAATGGCCACGTTGCGCTCAACACGGCGTTCCTGGGCGGCACGACCGTTGCGGCGCGATTCTACATCGACGGCACGAACTACTACAGCGGCA